TACCCTTGGCATTCAAGCCGCCTTTTGGATTTTGACCAGCTTTTGTTTGCCAAGTTGGAGATTTCATCTACTTCACCTTTTTAGGCTTCTTTGCAGTCTTTGCAGCTTGTCTGAAGTCAGCAGCAGTAGGTGCGGCTTTAGACCCCACTTTGTTCATCTTCTCGCCAGACCCTGCGGCTATACGAGCCTTTTTTGCGTTAATGTTTGAGTAAAGTCCAGTTTTCATTTCATCTTCCTTTTGGCTTTGCCAGCTTCAGATAAAGCAATGGCAACCGCCTGTTTGGGATTAGTCACAACCTTGCCGCCCTTGCCTGAATGCAAAGTACCTTCCTTGTACTCCCCCATGACCTTTTTGACCTTCTTTTGTGATTTAGTCATTTTCATAGGGTTTCTCCTTAGTACATTATCTTGGCAGTGATTGACCCTGTAGTCCAAGCAGTAACATTGGCTCGCAAATATTTTGGTGCATTTTGGATAGTCACAATACCATTGGCTGTTAAGGCAGTACCAATAGTTGACCAGTTAGTACCATCAAGACTGCCTTGAAATGCCACAGTTGCAGTAGTGATTCCTGAAACTTGCAAGAAAGCTGGTTGACCAGCGTCAGCCTGAACTGCTATAGATGCACCAGTTGCACCAACAGCACTAAGAACTGTGACAGGAGTAGTTAAAGATGCCATCATTTACCCCTTGAAGATTTCTTCATCATGTTGGTAGCAGTCCTACCACCCTTCATAGGCAGACCCTTTGGCTTGCCAATAGCAACCATAACAGTCACTGGAATACCCTTTTTCTTGCCGTATTCTTTTGCTTCTTTTTCCCCTTTTTCGGTGTAAGGGAACTTCTTTTTTCCAACTGAAGGCATAGTATTTTCCTTATTTCCAGAGTCTGTCAGCAACAAAGGTAATAACACCGCCCATGAATGAAGCGATTGTCATACCCATCCAAAAACCACCTTTGCCTTTGTTGGCAAGTTCAAGTAAGGCTTTTACATCGTTACTCAATTGAGTTACTTGACCATGTAGAGTCTCTACTTGAGCCTCTAACCTACCAAAATCTCTTGCGTCAATTTCAGACATTTGCAACCTTTCGGGGTCTTCCCATGCGTTTAATTGTTGGGATAACAGGCGCAAATGCGGTATCTGTTCTAGTCTCTGATTCTACAGATTCTATGGTTACTTCTGGCTCATCTACTAACACATAACCCTGATGACCTTCCATAGAGTCAATGTCATGCTGGAGGGTAAAAGTCACACAATTACCCGATTGTAGACAGCGAAAAGTAGCCATAAAACCCCTTAAAAGAGATAGGGGGGACTACCCCCCCCCATCATTAAACTACAGCACGACCAATGATAAGTTGTAATGTAGTTGAAGCCAAATCAACAGAACCTGCTGTTGGGTTATAGGTCACGATAGTTACTGTATTGGCGGCTGAAACATAGGCTCTACGAACCAATCCAGCTTCACTTACACCAACTGACATACCAAGAACCATGTCACCCAAAGCCACTCCTGCAACAGTTACTGTGTCTGTAGCTGTAGCTGTAGTAGCGACTGAGCCGCTATCTAAAGTACATGAAACATCCCAAGTATCTGTAAACAGACCACGAAATTGGTCATTGCCCCTGCGGGAAACGACTGCTGTTGCTGATGCCATTTTGATTTCTCCTAATTAGGTTAAAAAGCCCCCCCACCACTAAGGCAGGGGGAAACTACTATTAGCTAGGAACAACCAAAGCAAACATAGAAGACGACTTAGCGGCTCCCACAGTAGCGGCATTACGCAAAGCGGCAACGCCATACAAAGTGTCAGATGTAAACAGAGTAGCCAAATACTCTTGTTTGTACTGAACTTGTGAACGTACACCAACTTGCTCAACCAGAACCATAGAGTCCTTGTGACCCATCAAGCAGACACGAGCAATAGCAGAACCGCTAGTTGGGAAAGCGGCTGTAGCAGATGCTGAATCAGCGTTGCTGGAAGTGAACACAGGGATACCATACAGATTACCGATTTCACCATTGCGGATAGCATCGCCATTACCGACAAATGCTTGTTCGGTGTAACGAGCCAGACCCATCAAAGTGTTGCGGCTTGAGGGAGGAATCAGGAAGAAACGATTGTCCATAGGAGTATCGTTGTCATCCAAACGCTGAATGGTGCGGCGAATAGCGGCATCAGTCAATGCAGACGCATTACCAGTGTTGGTGTTTGCGGTGTAATCAAAGGTAGTTGTACCATCACCACCGATGAAAGCAGAACCATACTGAGCGCCAGTAGAACCGCCATTAGCTGTACGACCCAACTGAATCAAGTCGGTGTCAACTTGGCGAGACAAGGCGTAACCAGCATCAGAGGTATAGAACTGACGCATAGAGTTCAAAGCCTGTGCTTCAACAATATCCTCAATCAAGCGGCTATATTCATAGTGCTTGTTGATAGATACAGTGACTTCAGACTCAGTAGCGGCAATCAAAGTGACTGCTGACTCAGCGGCTTTAGCAGAAGCAGAACCACGGGTAGGTGCAGGAATGTGAACAGTGTCACCTTTCTTGCCCTTGAAGTTCATCTTCATAACGAGGTTAGCAAGAACCAAGTTTTTCTTGTAAGACGCTACGATTTCATCTGACCAAATGTCAGGAATGAATTTGTCAGCAGTTGTTACTGTGACTGAGTTTGTGGGGGAAAATGATGTTGCCATTTGTGTACTCCAATAAAATCAAAAGTTAAGTTATTTAACCCTACCCTCTTGATACGCTTGCATGATCTCGTCACTCAAGGCATCGTAGCGGTTTGGGTCAGTCATCTTCAGCCGAATAAGGTCTGCCCTGCGATAGACTCTCTTTCCAGATTCACCAGTACCACCTACATCAACTGTTGCCGCCTTAAGGTTTGACTTGCGCTGAGTTTCCCCTGCATCTGTAGTCTGTTTAGCCTTAACGCCTTTCAACTGTTTATAGGTAGACAACAATTCATTAGCACTGTCATAGTCAAACTCACCATCAGCTTTAGCGTACAAACCAATGCGAATAGGTGAAGATTTCACCCAATTTGCAAAGTCTGCATCTTGAACAATCTGACCAAAATCAGGATGTTCTGCCGCTAACTTTTGCTGAATTTGCATCTTTTTGAACTCTTGACCAGCTTGTCTAGCCGCAAGTACATCAGGATGGTTATCTACAGTCTTACGAACCGCCGCCTGTGGATTCTCAAAAAAATCTACTTCAGGTTCTTCCTCTTTAATAGGTTGAGCCTTTCCAGCAAGGTTTTGCTTAATGAGTTCGTCTGCTAATTTGCGTACTTCACCAACTTCTTGGGCTTGCTTGCCAATCAGCTTTTCAGCTTCTTGGTGCATTTTGATAATGTCTGACAGTTCTTTGCCCCGATACTTGTCGGGAATGTCATTACTTATCGGCTCAACACTGGTTTCAAGTTTCTGCTTTTCAACAGCCTCTAACTCACCTAACATCTCGTCTGGGTTATCTATCAACATATTTGTCCTTTTTCCTGCCACTTTTGGGTTCTAGGATACACAACGGCATAAATGCTTATGTTGTGGTTTTTTGCTCTTGCACCAACTTATCACGATGTTTCTTGTCAAATTTCATCCATGAAGATGGAAAATGACCCGACCAACCTTCCAAGTTGAAGTTTGGAGCAGAGATTGTGCGATTGGCTGAACCACCGCACTCACACTGAGTTTCTTGCGCCTCATAATCGCAATACCTCTCAATTCTGTGTCCACTTTCGCAGACAAATTCATAAATTCTTTTCATTCAATTCCTCGTAGGCTCGTTCACTGACCTCTTTCAAGGTTTTCAGCCAAGTCAAGATGGAAAGTTCCCCTTTTTTGAACATCAAGGTCTTTTCATCAGGAATAACGCTAAGATTATTGAGCGACTCTATCATATTGTCAATATCTATAGTTAAATCTTTCCAGCCTTCCATCCCCATCATTTCAAATCGGGATTCGTAATACTTTTGTAGTGATTGGTCAAGTGCCATGAGATTTCTCCAAATACTGATGAAGTCTTGTTAAAGTTTGCAAATTGTCTTTAACCAATCCTAAAGCTCTATTGCAATTACCACAAAGAAGTCCTCGAATAATTCCTGTTTTATGGTCATGGTCAACATTTAATTTTTTATCTAATTCATTTTGATGTGTTCCGCATCCTGCACAACAAAAATGCTGTAATTCAAGCAATTTTTCATAATCTTCATTTGTCATTCCATAAGCATTTACAAGCCTTCTATTTCTGTTTTTTTCTTTTACTTCAGGCTTGTTTCTATAATTATCTCGTGCCGTTTTACAAGAGGCATGACTTTTTGTTCGTTCTTTGCATATTTCTTTATTTTTTTCATAATATTTTTTTGAATATTCTTTGCGCTTTTGCTTGAGTTTTTCTTCTGGGGTCATGGGGTTGTGCTTTGAGTTGTTGTTTGCTGTGCCGCTTGTGCTTCAGCCAATGCCTGTGCATCAGCAAGTGCCTTAGCTTCCGCCTCTGCTTGCTGTGCCGCTACTGCCGCATCATGAATTGCTTGTTCTTCAGGCGTGTATTCAACTTGTGTGGTTACGCCTGTCTCTACATTAACTACGATTCTGTGTGTCATGGTTTATCCTTCATATAAGAGATTTACAGACCCTGCATCAAAGGTGTCAGTTCCATTAACCCTTGTAATTCGAACAGCAGTAAGCACCGCACCTAAAGCAACATCGCCACCAGCAAAAGCTGTTTCTGTTGTTGATAATTTAACAGTAGTATTAGAT